GAAATAAAGGAGCATCTCTTTCTTGGTTACATAAAGCAATTAAACCACTCAATCAATTAATGATGATTGAGGATAGTCTTGTAATTTATAGATTATCAAGAGCACCAGAAAGAAGAATTTTTTATATTGATGTAGGTAATCTACCAAAAGTTAAAGCAGAACAATACCTCAGAGATGTAATGATGAGGTATCGTAATAAGTTAGTTTATGATGCTAATACTGGTGAGATGCGTGATGATAAGAAATTTATGAGTATGATGGAAGATTTTTGGCTTCCTAGAAGAGAAGGTGGTAGAGGAACAGAGATTACAACATTGCCAGGTGGTCAAAATCTTGGTGAAATTACTGATATTAACTATTTCCAAAAGAAACTTTATAAAGCATTAAATGTGCCTGAAACCAGAATTGGTGGAGAAAGTGGATTTAATATGGGTAGATCTTCAGAGATTCTAAGGGATGAAGTTAAATTCAGTAAGTTTGTGGGTAGAATGAGGAAGAGATTCTCTCATTTGTTTAGTGATATTCTAAAAACTCAATTGATTCTTAAGAATGTTATCACCCCAGAAGATTGGGATATAATGGAAGATCATATTCAGTATGACTTCTTATATGATAACCATTTTGCTGAACTTAAAGATGCTGAACTTATGCAAGAGAGATTAAATCTTGCTGGTGCAGCAGAACCTTATGTTGGTAAATATTACTCTGCTGATTATGTAAGAAGGCATATCCTTCGTCAAACTGATGGAGAGATTATAGAGGAAGATAAGCAGATTGAAAAGGAAATTAAGGATGGAATAATTCCTGATCCTAATGCTCCTGTTGATCCTGCAACTGGAATGCCTTTAGATCCAGCAGCTCCTATGATTAATGGAGATATGGGTGCAAATCCTGTAGATCCTGCTCCAGAAGAGAAAAAATTCGAGCCTCCAAAAGGAGGAGAAATATAAAGAAAAATGGGTCTTCCAAAGATACCTTATGATGAATGGTTTGATTCTAATTACAAAAACCCCTTAGATTCGATGCCTATTGCTACCGATCCAGACAAATATGATCCCCCTTGTTCAGTAGAACCACAAGAAGAAGAGGAAAATATACACCATAAGATGTATGAAATTGCTACATCAAAGTATAATCCCTTTTCTGTTGGAGGATCAGAGTCTATTCAAGACTTATAAATAACCCTACGACGTTGTATTATTAATTTTTAACTATGGATGAATTAATGGATTTATTGGTGACGGATGATTCTCCCTCTCAAATAAGTGATAAAATTAAAGACTTACTTTATGCAAAAAGTGCTGATAAAATTTCTGATTTAAAACCTGAAGTTGCTGGTAGATTATTTGATAAGGATATAGATTTAGATAATCCAGAACCAGAAGCTGAATTAGAAGGTGATATTGAATTAGAAGGACCAGAATCTGCAGAAGAACCTGTAGAGCAGGGTGTATAAAATTAATAAATAACTAACGTATAGGACTATTGTAATTAAAAATAATGGCGTTTCAACCCGTTGGAGCTGGTGGTTCCATAGCAATAGCTGCAAATGGTACAACTGTTACCACATCTTCCTTTATACAGCATAGATCTAATACTATAAGATTGTCTGCTGATTCAGCAAGTTGTCATGTTGCAGTTGGAGTGGGATCAACACCTACAGCCGCAGCAACAGATGCTGTGATTTTAAAGAATTCAACAGCTACTATTAATATAGGAAGACCTTCAGCTCAAAGGGTTGTTGGAATGACCACTAGTGGTGCTACTACAGTAATAACTTTCCCTGAAGGAACTGGTTGTCCTTTTGCAGTTGATCAACTGGTATCAGTAACAACAACTAATTCAGTTAATAAGCATTGGGAATTTAGTAATAAGTTAATTACTAGCATTAATAGCAACTATCCTACTAATAACACTCAGATGACAGTTGCCAATGATTATACTGATTTCGTTGGAACTGCTTTCACTGCTTTTGTAGATTCACAATCACATCATGCAGAAGCAAGAGATGTAGTTAAGGTTAGTAATAAAGGAGTATCTGTACAACCATATGGTGCTCTTTGGTATCAGCAAGTTCAAATTTCGGGGGATGCCTGATGAAACTCATTAGAGAAGAAATAGAAACAGTTGATTTTATCGTTGAAGAAAAAAACGGTAAGAAATCAATGTATATTGAAGGTATCTTCCTCCAAGGTGATATCCAAAATCGTAATGGAAGAATGTATCCAATGGAAACCTTGAAAAAGGAAGTACAAAGATACAGTGAATCCAATATTGTGACTGGAAGAGCACTTGGTGAACTTGGTCATCCAGAAGGTCCTACTGTCAATCTTGATAGAGTATCTCACAAGATTGTTTCTCTTAAAGAGAATGGAACTAACTTCATTGGTAAAGCAAAACTTCTCAATACACCAATGGGAAATATTGCTAAAAACCTTATTGATGAAGGAGTAAAACTTGGTGTTTCTTCAAGAGGAATTGGTTCATTGAAACCAACTCGTGAAGGATATAATGTGGTTAGTGATGACTTTATGTTATCAACTGCTGCAGATATAGTGGCTGACCCTTCAGCACCTGATGCTTTTGTTTCAGGAATTATGGAAGGAAAGGATTGGATCTGGGATGGTGGCATCCTAAGAGAAGCCCAAGCTGCTAAAACATACAAACAAATTAATACACTTGTAGATCAAAGACAATTAGATGAGAACAAGGCAAATCTTTTCAACGATTTCCTTAACTCATTGTAAAATCTTAATCTACTAAATAAATATAGATTTAATAAGATAAATCGGAGCTGTCCAAAATGTCTCGTGGTACGAAATTACAAGAAATGGAGCAATCTAAAACTGCCGTGAATGCCAACGCACCTGCACCTGAAGCAATGCAATCAGGTCCAACAGGAGCTAGCACACCTGGCAATACACCTCCCTTCGAGGATCTAGGTGGTCCTACACCTGAAAATAATAGTCCAATAGGTGACTCTAACAAGTTAAAGACACCAGGTAAGACTATAAAGCAAGTAAGTGATGTAGTCACTAACAGAAAAGCTACTGCTAAAGAAGAAGTAGAAGTCGAAGATCAAGTAATCGAGGAGGATCAAGTGGTTGCCGAAGATCAAGTAGATGTATCTGAAGACACAGTGGACGAAACTGTTGACATCGAAGATGATGTTAATGCCCTCTTAGGAGGAGAAGAATTGTCCGAGGAATTTAAAGAGAAAGCAAAGACTATTTTTGAAGCTGCTCTTAATTCCAAGGTAAAAGAGATTCAAGAGACTCTTGAAGTCCAATATGAAGAAAAACTCCAGGAAGCTAGAGAAGAGTTAAAATCATCTCTTCAAGAGCGTGTAGATTCCTACTTGGAGTATGTTTCTCAAGAATGGCTTGATGAGAATACTCTTGCAATAGAGCATGGCCTCAAGACTGAGATGACTGAATCATTCCTTGGTGGAATGAAGAGTCTTTTTGAAGAACATTATGTAACTATCCCTGAAGACAAATATGATGTGCTTGAGAGCATGGTAGAAAAACTAGATGATATGGAGACCAAACTCAATGAGCAGATTGATAAGAACATTGGATTAAACAAGAGACTCGGTGAGTCAACTGCATCCAATATCTTAGAATCAGTTTCTGAAGGGCTTGCTGCTACTCAGAAAGAAAAGCTTGCCTCACTTGCTGAAAGTGTAGAGTTTGAAAGTGAAGAAGAATATCGTGGTAAGTTAGAAGTTCTTAGGGAGTCATACTTCACAAGAGCTGCTACCGAATCTGCTAAGGAATCATCTAAAGCACAAACTCTCTCTGAGGGTGTAGATAGTACAGTTGCACCAGCTTCTGGTGGAATGGATGCTTACCTACAAGCATTAGGTGCTTTTAAACCAAAGCAGAGCTGAAATAATTATTAATTCAAACGTAAAAAATCACACTTTATAGGTAAAAGCAAAATGTTCCAATCAGAACAATTGCAAGAAAAGTGGGCTCCTTTACTTGACTATGAGGGTCTTGATCCAATCAAAGACAATCATCGTAAAGCAGTTACAGCTGTCTTGCTAGAAAACCAAGAAAAGTTTTTAAAAGAAGAACAAGCATTTAGTCAGGGAATCAACCTGATGGAACAACCCACAATGCACGGCAACGCTGCTGGTGCTCAGGGTGGTTTCGGTACAGCAGGTACAACTGCACTAGGAAATGCTGGTTTCGACCCAGTTCTAATCTCATTGATTAGACGTGCAATGCCAAACTTGGTCGCATATGACCTTGCTGGTGTTCAGCCAATGTCTGGTCCTACTGGTCTTATCTTCGCGATGAGAAGCAGATATACCAACATGACTGGTACAGAGGCATTCTACAATGAAGCTAATACAGCTTTCTCTGGTACAGATGCTAACTCTGATACTACATTAACAAGACCATTCTCTGACGTAGCAACTGGTATTGGTACTGATACTCAAAGAGGTACTAACCCATCAGTTCTTAACCCTGTTGGTACTGCTGCAACTAACACAGCAACCTACACAGTTGGTCAGGGTATGCCTACTGGTGATGCTGAAAGTCTAGGTGATGGCAATGATGCCTTCAACCAGATGGCATTCAGTATTGAGAAAGTTACTGTTACTGCTAAGTCAAGAGCACTAAAGGCAGAGTACAGTTTAGAACTTGCTCAAGACCTTAAAGCAATTCATGGTCTTAATGCTGAAGCAGAACTTGCTAATATCCTCTCTACAGAAATCCTTGCTGAAATCAACAGAGAAGTTATTAGAACTATCTACAAGACTGCTGAACAGGGTGCTGTTTCAAACACAGCAACTGCTGGTGTATTTGACCTAGACATCGACTCAAATGGAAGATGGTCAGTTGAGAAGTTCAAGGGACTTCTATTCCAGATTGAAAGAGATGCTAATGCTATAGCACAGAGAACAAGGCGTGGAAAGGGCAACATGGTTCTTTGCTCTGCTGACGTTGCTTCTGCTCTTACAATGGCAGGAATCCTTGACTATACACCTGCACTTAATGCAAACTTGAATGTTGATGATACAGGCAATACATTTGCTGGTACAATCAATGGTAAGTTCAAAGTTTACATTGACCCATATGCTGCTAACCTAGCTGCTGCAAACACAGCATCT